ATTCAACAGCGCCAGGATATAGCCCACGGCGCTTGCGCTGAATTTGAATTCATACTGTTTTTCCATTTCGAACTCCTTTAAAGCCCAGCGGCCGTCATTCGCGCGTTGATTGCCTGGATCTGTCGCACGCACTGTCCCAGGATGGCCCGATCATCGATACTTGCCGGTTGCGGGTCGCCATTCTCCTGCACGGCCTTGGTATCGCCCACCAGGGCCTCGGGCAGGGCGGCTTTGATATTCTGGGCGCTGAAGCCCCAGTGCGGCCGGCCGTCATCCTTGAAGATGCCGACGTCGGCCCAGTGAAAGCGGATCGGCTTGATTCGGGCGAAGGTGTCCTCGGTCAGCAACGGCATCGGCTCGATCCGGTGCTTGACCCGTTCGTCTGAGATGTTGCCTACGTTGGAGTTGTCGACCCAGGCCTGCAAGACGCTGCCGGTCCAGTAGAAATTGAAATCGTTGCCGGTGGTCGCACCCTGGCGCCCTGCCCGGTTGCGATAGCCCAACATCATGTTGAGCGATCCGCCATCCGACACTTCGGCAACCGACAGGGTATTGGCGCTGTTGAGGATGCTCAGGGTGCCGCCCGAGATACAGCTGAAATTCTTGCGCCAGCCATCGGGCGCCATCAGGGAAAGCGACCAGCGGCCCTGAGTGTCGGTGAAAGTGGACTGCCCAGTAACGTTGATGCCTCCTGTAAAGCCGTGAGAAGCGGCTTGATAATTCAATATGCCCTGCCCACTAGACGAACCACCGCCCGTGCCGATGATGCGGCCGTCGTAATCATTCATGGTCGATGAGCTACTGTGAAAGTCGATGAAAGGCGTCGATCCCGTAGCATTTGCTCCCAGTTCGATATTGCTGTTGACATTGAGCGTGCCGTTCATGTTCATGACGCCGGCAGCGGTAATACCGCTAGGAAGCGTAAGCGGCCCATTAATCGTGACGCTATTGGCAAAGGTCACCCAGCCGTCATTGCGGTTGATGGTAAACGGTGTACCAAGATAAGTGCCCGTATCGCTAAAGCGGTCGATGGTGAAAGGAGAGCCGACATTACCCCCCGTCTCGGCACCTACGTTTGTCTGGACTACCCAGCGATTGGCCCCCGCGGTCAAGAAATAGAGAACCCTGGGCGTCCCGGCACTGCCGCTAATAGAGATTGCCCCTCCATTAACGGTTAACGGTCCCGTCAGCGTTCCGCCCGTCAACGGCAAATAAGCCCCCACCGGATTAGTCGTCACGAACGGCAAACCACTTGCAATATCGTAGGCCTTGCCATCGGCACCTATCTTCATTCCGGCTGTCCAGGTGCTTCCTGCATCATTCAATTGCCCAAAATAACTCTGCCCATCGCTTTGCCCGGCCATCATGGTTTTCTTCTTATTGGCGGGTGCATCCGTAATCTGGACTTGATAGCCACCAAAGCCCGCCGTCTGCATTCCAAGCGAACCCGTGATATCAGTTGCCCCCGTCTTCGGCACATAACCCAGCGGCTTGCTCACCCATGCCGTCCCGTTCCATTCCTCGAGCAGTCCGCTATTGATCCGCTTGAACCCGGTTTGCTTCCCTGCCGGATCCATGCCCTCGAGCCATTTGGCATTGGCAATCATATTGTCCCGGATATATTCCAGCACGTCCGGCTGGGTGGCCGAGTCGTAAAGGTCGGCCGGCAACGGATGGGCATAGTCAATCGTCATATCAAACCCCTTTCACGATCCACGAGAACTTGCCGCCCGCGGGTAAGCCTGTTGCGCCAAACGTATAGACCGTCATGCTCTGTTGATCGAAGGCAATGATCGCGCGGCCGTAGGTGATATTCGCGTCCATGCTGGTGATAGACACCCCACGGATATCTACAAAGTCAACGTTGAAAACAACCACTGCTTGCCCGTCAGCCGCCGTCGTGGCAATACCGGAGTCGTCCTTGTATTTGACATCGATGCGATAGGAGACATTCGTCAGCAGCACCAAGCCTTTCTTGTCTGGACTGGTGGCGACTTCCGTATCGACCTTGACGTACCGGGTATTCGCTGGCAACAAGCTCGAGGCGGAATCTTGCGCTTGCTGCATCAGAATCCAGGTCGTCCCGCCCGAGAGCTTGGCCCACAGCCGCATCGTCACGGTCGGCGCTGGCGCCAGCACGTCATACGTCGCATCAGCCGACACCATCAGCGGCGGCAATGGATTGATGTAGTCGTACTCCCAGGACACCAGGGCCGGCGTCGTATTGGCAGGCTGCGCGTAGATCGGGAAGCCGGCAGCAATTTGATCGTTGATCGTCTGCCAGCCTGGCCCGGCGAAATGCTGGGTCCATGTCTCAGTCGTGTTGACCGGCGCTATCCAGTTGAACGGCACTCCGCTATCGGCAACGTTGGTTTCGGTCGTCTCCGGCTCGGGAAGGAGGTTGTCGATCTGATCCAGCAGGAAGTAGTTATCCGGCGGCGCGAGGGTGAGGATGAGGCAGGCCGGATCGGCACGGTTGCCGGCGTAGTCCACCCCAGCGATGCAATACTCCCATTCGCCAGGCTGTTGCTCATCCAAAACAGCGAATTCTCCCGAATACTTGCCCACATAAACCGGTGCGGCCTTCGAAGCCCGGGACTCGATCTTGGCGAACGTCTCCGGCTGGATGACACCCAGGCTATGCGGAAGACGGAATGGTTTCGATGAACCCTTGCGCAGGTAGGCGGCCGCCAGCTTGGACTTGACGATTTCGTAATACTCGATCTGGAAGGAAGTCTGCGCCGTCCATTCACCGGATACCGTCCCGGTGAGGGTGCCCCAGCGCAGGAAGGCGGTATTGCCGACAGAGTTGCCTGCAACGGGAACTTGCTTCGGGCGCTCGATAGTGAAGGCCCCGGAAACGTCGCTGGAGCGCAGGCCGTAGATGTCTTCCATGGCCGCAAATACCAGCCAGTCGCCGGCCAGGAAGATCGCGCCAAGGTCGATGGTATTGGCCTTGATCTTGCGCTCCGTCGCCGCGTTGTCGTCCCAGGTGGAGCCTGCCGGGCCATAGCGGATCACGTAGAACTCGAGGTACGGATCGGCGGATGCCGGCCAACTGACGCGCACCGTTCGCGCCAGGACTTCAGCGGAGACGCTCGCCAGCGGATCTGGATTCCGTATCGTGTCGGCCGGCAATTGCACGGAGACACCCGCCGCCGGGCCTTGGTAGCCTGGCCATACCGGCACGACTTCGTAGGGAATGGATGCGCCGTAGAAGGGCTCCTTCCACGTCTCGACGCCGGCCAGCACCTGGAAGCTCGTATCGGATGCCCGCCCGACTTCAGTGCGCGTTCCGTCCGGGAAAATTTGATAGATCAGGTAGTAGCTCGGCAGGAAGCCGCGGGTGTCCGGGACATCCCATTGCAGATAGGCGTCCGCCTTCGGAATCCGTTTGTCGATCCAGGCAATCACCCGGGCCGTCAGGTTGCGAACGGGTTGCGGCGTGAAGGATTCGGTGGAGCCCGGCTGGGGAATGTAGGGGGGAATCGTTCCCCGTTCCGCATCGTAGATTCCCGGTGCGTATTCGATGAAATCGATCTGTGCCGTCAAGTCTTTTCCGGGACGAACCGCCTTGACGAAATACTTGCCCTCGACTTTCCCGGTCGTCCCGTAGAGGATCAAGTCGCCGACCTTGGCCGTTGACGGAACCGATGCACATCCGAGCGTCCGGTTATCGACAACGGTGGCCGCGATGACGTTGGAAATGACGGCCTGGTCGGAACGGAAGCGCACGCCGAACGGGTCCTCGAACATCTTCATGTCCGAATCGAGGGTAACGTTCAATCCGTTAATCGCCTCGATCCTGGCCGACCAGCCGCCAACCTTGAGAACGTCATGGACCACATAAACCAGGTCGCCGCGGGTACAGATGATGTTTTCGATGTCGGTGGATAGGTTGAATTGCTCCTGTTGCAGCATGCCGCGGGCCAGCGTTACCCGACCTTCGCGGATGGCTTGTTCCCATGTCGTGATGCCGAAGGTCTGGTATTCCTCGAATACTGTTGCGTTCGACAGGTTGTAGCCGGGCGAATAGACAATCCCGTCTGCCTGTTTGTAGTCGGCGCTCGGGTCGATCCACTTGACACGCAGTCCGTGTGGGATATCCAAAAAGGCCTTTTGCGATGTCAGTCCCCAGCTATTGCGCGGCGTGAAGGTCTGTACCGGCGTGAGGTTCTCTTCGTCGATGATGACGGAATATTTATTGTCTTTCATCGTCGGCATGGCCCGACCATTCGAGGCAACCGACGACAGCAATTCCCACAGGGTATAGCTCTTGTCGACAACGAAATCACAGTAAGCGTTCGGCTGGCTGAATCCCGTCTCGATTCGTTCGTTACGTTCCTTCCACCGCTTGATGGTGGCGAAATCGATACGTGAGTCAGGGATCGGGCGCTTGTTCGCCGGCCCGCGCAGAAGATCCAGAAAGATTTCCGCCGGATTGCGCGTTGCCTTGTATTCGAACGTCTCGCCATTCCAGCCTGGCAGGACTGAGGTTGCCACGGCGTTTAGGTTGTCGAGTGTCCCGCTCAGTTGATCGGTAGCCTTGATCCTGATTTCCATCAGGGTAACGGGAACGTCCGGCGCTACGGGTGCGACACCACTGGCAAACGACTTGACGGCAACGATGGCCCTTTGTCCTGCGTAGCGGGTATCGGTCGGAACATCATCAATCTGCTCGATCTTGATATCCCAGCGGGCCTTGTACGGAAAGCCGATGTGCAGCGCTACCACGAACGGACTGGCCGTCGCCCGCCATACATACCAAGTGTCCAACTGAGGATGCGCTGAAGTTACCGGCACCCAGCCGCCGCTGTAAGGCTTACTATACCGGATAGTATAGGGAAGCCCTTCCGTAAGGTTTAGAATATTGGCGTTGGCGCTTTCCACGGTTGCGTAAAACCCGGCAATATTGATCCATGATCCAGGGCTCGGGAAAACGGCGTTATCCCACTTTGCCGCGAAACCGTATCGTTTGCCGGCCGGAAAAGCCCATCCAATATCAGTTATATATTCAGCTTGCAATTGGCCGGTATACCAATTATTCAATCCGCCTTCGCTTATACTGACCCAGGCGTAATTACCAAGAGGCTGCCACGTTCCGGAAGTCGTCTCCTTAAAGTAGATTGTCTGCGATGACATCCGGCCCTCAATCCCGCCTCTGTCATTGAAGTAACCCAGGCCTTTGAGGTAGGCAATGTCAATTTGCGCCGAATCCGTCTCGGGCCGCGTCGTTATGACGGTGGGAACCCATTGCACCAGGGTCAGGCTGTAGCCATCCTGCCATACGTCCGTTTTGTAGAAGTCCAGCGGCTGACCCGCCAGGTACTGATCGTGAATCTTGATCTGCACATCCTTGTAGTTCCATATTGAAGTCGTGCCGATCCGGATATCCTCGATCAGCAAGGGCGAATAGCCAAAGGAATAAATGCCGGTGAAATAATTGTTGTCGCCTTCCACGGTGGTATAGGGCGCCGCGCAAATGTCGGGATAGACCCGGTGCCGGCCGTAGACTTTCAATATTGGGCCGTAGGGGCGTGCAGGGTTGGACTGGCCGCCGAAGGAATAGGCATTCGAGACTTCAAAGTTTTCCGCGGCGGCAGTACGGACAGGCGGCGGCTTGAATATGGCCGAGATAGCCAGGTTGCCCAGGACGGCGATACCCGCGACGATGGCCTTGTAGCCGGCCCCGGCGGTCGTCCATCCAATCTGGCCAACAGCTAGCTCGGCCAGGTAGGGCGCCGTAACAGTAATTGCAATGGCCGCCACCAGGGCCAGGATGCCCTTGCTTTTCTGCCCACCCTCGAGGCGCACCGTCACCAGCACCAAGGCGCCTTGCTTCGGGCGAATCCGGCCCCACCAGGCCCGCGGCATCATCTCGCCATTGACCAGCACGACCACCTGGTTGATGACACCCGTCGGCCAGGGAAAGGCGGACACCATCTGGGCAAGGCTCGTCCCGGCCGGAACCTCGAGGTGCTCCGCGTCCCTGTCGCTCAGCAGATGTGGACGGATTACAAAATCCATCGGTACAGCCCTTCGATCCTGTGGCGCCAGGCATTCACCAGGTAGGACTCCCGCACCGTGCCGCGGCCTTCCATGCAGTGCAGCATGTAGCCGGATTCCAGGATCAGTCCCGCGTGGATGGGATAGCCGGCCAGCGTCAGCACCACCACGTCGCCGGGTTCTTCCTCGCCGATCTCGATCTTTTTCCAGGCTTTTGCATTGATCACGATGGCCCGGCTCACGCTGTCCTGGGTTCGTGCGGATTCGTAGCAGTCCAGATAGGACGGAACCTTGTGGCCGAAGTAATTGCGCGACAGGTAATAGATCAATCCCCAGCAGTCCCAGCCCGCCGGCCCGCGGCCACGGTCCGCATAGGGCACGTCGATATATTTAGAACAGACCCGGGAAAGTTCTGGGTTCATAAACATCCCCGGGGATTTTCTGGTTCAGAGGATCGTCGCTGATCAATGTTCCTTGAATGACGGACTGGTCCCACGTCAGCTCGCGCAGGACCAGATCCGTGATCTGCATTTCCACGACATCGGGGTGCGCGGCAACCACCATCTCCACCGTGACCTGCAGAGGTTTCGTGATCGCGCGGATCAGATCGACCAGGCCCAGGTCCACGTTATCGATCGACAGGCTGCATCCGGCCGGCGCTTCATCAGTGTCCTCGGGCCAGGAGAACTCGAAATAGCAGGCGGTATAGACATTGCCCCGGCTGATCACGTCCACTGTATTGAGCACCGCCCGGTACGTCGAACTCGAAGCCGGATCGAACAATGTCAACAGCAGGAGGAAGGCGTCCGGCGTCTCGAGCGCCAGGATGGATCGGACCGCCGTTGCGCTGAATGTCCTCACGGCATCAGTTCCCAGACCATGGATACCTGCACCGCCAGCGCCCCCAGGTTCTGGAAGCTGGGGCTATCGACCATGCGCCAGTCGCACGGCAGGTTTGTCCAGGGATGCGCGAACGTGAACCGATTCACTCCACCGTTGAGTTCAATGTAGAAGAAGTCATCGAGGATCTTGTACTGGTCGATATTCATCGTCATGCCAACCTGGCCGCGAACGACTCTTTGCGTGAACCGCTTCCGAACCTTGGCGACACCTTCCTCGACGTTGGTCCGAACCGTCACGGGTTCCGCCTTTTCGGTATAGGTTTCCGCGCAGGTAGGCAAGCCAGCGGGCCAGAGCATCACGGCCATCAGCGTCCCCTCCGCGTCACCCCGTACGAGGTGGACAACACCCGGTCGAATCGACCCTTGCCGAGACTTTGTTCCACCGCGGCGTCGACCATGATCTGCAATTGCTTGCCGCCCTGAACGCTCTCGCTTTCCTCGACCTTGATCTGCGAGCCGTTGTTATTGATCACGTTCACGGTGAGAGAAGATTGAGCGGCAGACACGCCGAGCTTTCCATCCGCCCCGCGCGCGAGCGGCATGATCGCCTCGGGTCCGGCCTCGCCCATCAGGCCCCAGCCGCTCGCCATCGGGAAGACGGTCGGGCGGGTGACGACACCGCCGGAAGCGAAGGCCAGGCGGTGGCCGGCATCGAAGACAGCACCATTGGCAGCAGGTTCCGCGCTGCTCGAGAACAGGCTCATAAATCCACCGCCGGCCATGCTCTTGCGCAGCGCATCGAACAGCGGCTGCACGATGAGTACCTGCATCGCCATCTGTGCCAGGCCCCGCAGTGTCGTCTCGACGAAATCGCCGAAGGCATCCTTGGCCGACTTGGAGGAACTTGCAAAATCGACCAGTGCGCCCGAGAAGGCCTGCGCATATTCGTCGGTGTTGTCGGCGATCTGCTTGAGCAGCGCGTCCATTCCTTCGAGAGACTGTTTTACAGCATTGTCAAGCTCGTCCTGT